TTTAAATTCATCGTTGATGATATTGAAACTTCAATGTCTCACGTGAACTTCAAAGAAGTTGCTAGTTCATCTGCTGCATACGCATTGAGAGATGCTTTTGATGCAGGAGTTATTGCTGAAATGTTTGCAGGTGTATCTTCAAGTTCACCTGACCACATTATCGGTTCAGACAGTGCAACTGCTGATGCAACTCTATCTCACGCTACTAATTCTGTAGACCTTTTAGGTTCTGACGGAACTGGTGTTGATCCTCTAGACCTTATGGCTAGAATGGCTAGACTTCTTGACGATCAAAGTATTCCTGAAGAAGGAAGATGGTTCTTAGCACCACCTTCATTCTATGAGGAGCTTTCACAGTCAGGTTCTAAACTACTATCCGTTGACTTCAACGCAGGTCAAGGATCATTGAGAAATGGTTTAGTATCAAGCGGTAAATTACGTGGATTTGATATGTACAAATCTAATAATGTTGCTAGTACGTCTAACGCTACTGGTAAAGTATTAGCCGGACACATATCGTCTACAGCTACTGCTCAAGCTATAACATCAACTGAAGTCATTCGTGACCCAGATTCATTTGGTGATATAGTTAGAGGTCTTCACGTTTATGGTGCGGAAGTACTAAGACCTGAAGCTCTAGTATCTGCTTTCTACGTAGTAGACTAAGCAATCCGTAAGTGGGGAAGGAATCATGTGTTCGCTTCCCCCTTACACCTTTTAATAATATTTAATGGAGAATTAATATGCAAATGCATAAAAGAAAAAAGAAAATGGGTGGCGGTTATAACGACATGATGAAACGTAATCAGAAAGCCAAAGGTGGAATGGACCGAATGGCTTATGGTGATGGTGGTCTTGTCGATTTTAAAAATCCTAACTAATCATGGCTAAAGGAGTTAATCACTATTTAAAAGATGGTACAGTATGGAAAGGCTCTTATCACAAGATGCCTAATGGAAAATTACATACAAATAAAACTCATACAAAGACAAGTAAACCTTTAGTACATTTTAAAGATTTAAGTAAAACAGCACAACAAAAAGCTAGGAAGAAAAAATAATGGCAACAACATTCCTTACACTAACAAATGATGTTCTTAGAGAACTTAATGAGATTGAACTAACTTCGTCAACCTTTGCTAGTGCAAAAGGAATACAAAGTTTTGTTAAAAATTCTGTTAATAAAGCTTTAAATGATATTGCTAATGAAGAACCTCAATTACCTTTTTTTGCAGTTGCAGCAAGTGGAGGTACAGACCCTTTTTATGGTAATGTAACTGTAGCAACTACAGCAGGAACTAGATGGTACTTATTAAAGTCTGGTAGTTCTAGTATTACAACTGATTATTCATCTGTAGATTGGGATGATTTTTATTTAACAACTATAAACGTAAGTGGTGAAACATCTCCTTATGTTTCTAGAGGATTAACATTTATTACATTAGATGATTGGACCAGATATTTAAGAGATGCAGAAAACGATGATGATGCAGATACTCAACAATATGGTGAACCAAAATACGTTATTCGTAGTCCAGACCATCGTAAGTTTGGATTAAGCCCAATACCTAATAAAGTTTATAACGTGCATTTTTATGCATACAATGCACCTACAGCTTTATCTGCATTTAGTGATGAAATAGTATTACCGGATCAGTACTCTAATGTAATAACTGCGAAAGCTAGATATTACGTGTGGCAATTTAAAGAAAGCCCACAACAAGCAGCCTTTGCTTTAGATGATTACAAAAAAGGTATGAGGCAAATGAAATCAAATTTAATTAATCCTGCTCCAAAATATGTAGGAGATGACAGGAGATACTTCTAACAATGGCAGCATCACAGCCGTATACAGTTGCATGTGATGGAGGATTAGTTAAGTCTGCTAACTCAATAGACTTATTAAGAACTCCCGGTGTAGCAAGAGAACTCAGAAACTTCGAAGTATCTACAGAGGGTGGATACAGACGTATCAATGGGTTTGCTAAGTATGGAGGAGGTAGTGCAGTACAACCTACAGGAGGTACAGCAACTATCCTTGGTGTGTTTCCATATGCTGATGGAGTTATTGTAACAGCCGGTACAAATATTTATTTTAGTAATACAGGTACAAGTTGGTTACAGATAAATAGAGATTCTGTTGCAGTTGGTGGTGATAACTACACAACCTTTACAGGACGTAGCACACTCGCTAGAACTGGACAAGCACAATGCCAGTTTGTTTTATTTGAAGGACCAGACTATGATTATGGTGAAGTAATTATAGCTGATGGTGCAAATAAACTGTATAGCTTTCGTATGGAAGGTACTGGTGCTCTTACAACAAGAACATTTTTTGCTGCAGAAATAACAGTTACAGGCACAAAGCATGTTAAGTATATTACTGTACATGACCATCACTTAATAGCTGCAGGAGTTGAAGATAATTTAAGTACAGTTTATTACAGTGTCTATAATGACCCTGATAACTTTACAGGAACTGGAGCAGGTTCAGTAACTATATCTGACCAAATAGAAGGCATTAAAGGTTTCCGTGAAGATTTAATAGTCTTTGCAGAAAACAGTATACATAAACTTGTTAATATAAATGACAGTAGTAATATTCGTATTGACCCTATCACTGAAAACGTAGGTTGTCTAAGCGGATATAGTATTCAAGAGATTGGTGGTGACTTAATATTTTTAGCACCGGATGGATTAAGAACAGTAGCCGGTACAGCAAGAATTGGTGACGTTGAGCTAGGTACAGTTAGTAAAGAGATACAACCTCTCGTTACGGACTTGACAGAAAGCATAAATAGCTATATAATATCTAGTATTGTATTAAGAGAAAAATCTCAGTATCGATTATTTTATACCGATACAACAATACAAAACTCTTCACAAAGAGGTATTATAGGCACATTAAGACCTAATGGATTTCAATGGTCAGAAACAAGAGGAATAGAAGTAACTGAAATAGGTTCAGGCTTTGACCAAAATGGTGTTGAACAATACTATCATGGTGATACTGATGGTTATGTTCATGTTCACGATTCTGGTAATGACTTTGATGGTTCTACAGTCTTAGCACGTTATGCAACTCCAGATTACGATTATGGAGATTTAGGAACATTAAAGACTTTACATTACTTAAAAGTTTCTGCAAGTGCAGAAGGTGTTGTAGAGCCTAATGTTCAAGTTAGATTTGATTATGGTAGTACAGATATACCTCAACCACCAGAATTATTTGATTTAGGAATAATTGACCCACCGTCATTATTCGGTGAAGCGATATTCAATACAAACGTATTTGGTGGAGCAGAAAGTCCATTAGTTAGAGTTGCATTACAAGGCAGTGGACACAGTAATAATTTTACAATAATTAGTGAAGATACGAAAGCACCATACACCATTAATGGTCTTTACATAAACTTTGTACCTTCAGGTAGGAGATAATAAATGGCACAAACTTACACACGACAAAGTTCGTTCGCAGATGGGGATACTATAACTGCTGCGTTATTTAATGATGAGTACAATCAGTTAGTTAATGCGTTTGCTTATAGTTCAAGTAGTGCAAGTTCTACTGGACACAGACACGATGGTACAGCAGGACAAGGTGGTAACATACCACAAATAGGTGACTTAGATTTTTTAAACAAGATTGTCGTAGACGACACAAACAATAGATGGGGTTTTTACGTAGAAGTTTCTTCTGCAGCAGTAGAACAAATAAGACTGCAGGATGGAGCTTTATTACCCGTAACAGATAGTGATGTAGATTTAGGAACATCTTCACTATACTTTAAAGATGCATACATAGATTCAATAACCACAACAGGCAATGTAGCTGTTGGTGGTAACCTTACAGTAACAGGAACAACAACTTTTAATGGTGGCACACTTACACTTGGTGATGCTGCTGATGATAATGTAGTATTCGGTGCTGACGTTAATTCAAACATTATACCTAACACCGATAATACTTATGACCTTGGTAGCTCATCCCAAGAATGGAAAGATTTATACATCGATGGAACAGCCAACATCGATACATTATCTGCTGACACTGCTGCGATTGGAGACTTAACTTCAGGACGTGTAGTACTAGCAGGTACAAGTGGAGAACTAGAAGACAGTTCTAATTTAACTTTTGATGGTAGCACACTGGCTCTTACAGGTGCTGCAACAGTTAGCACAAACTTAACAGTAAGTGGGAATACTACACTTGGTAATGCTGCTACAGACACAGTAACGGTTACAGCCGATGTAGCTTCTAATCTTATACCAAGTGCAGACAGTACTTACAGTTTAGGTGATTCATCTAACTACTGGTCGCATGGTTACATAGATGCGATTACAACTACAGGTAATGTTAGTGTTGGAGGAAACTTAACAGTTACTGGTACGACTACATTTAATGGTGGTACATTAACATTAGGTGATGCAGCAGACGATAACGTAGTCTTTGGTGCAGATGTCAACTCAAACATTATTCCTAATACAGACAACACATACGACTTAGGAAGTTCTTCACAAGAATGGAAAGACTTATACGTTGATGGTGTAGCTTACCTAGATGGTATTAACTTCAATGGTACAGCAATCACTTCAACTGCTGCTGAATTAAACATCCTTGATGGTGTTACATCTACAGCAGCCGAATTAAATTTATTAGATGGTGTAACAGCTACAACAGCAGAACTCAACATACTTGACGGAGTTACATCAACAGCAACAGAACTAAACATAGTTGATGGTAATACATCAGCTACTTTAACAACATTAGCCGATGCAGACAGAGTAGTTGTCAACGATGGTGGCACTATGGTCCAAGTTGCATTGACTGACTTTGAAACTTATTTTGAAAGTGCTTTAGATACTTTAAGCAATGTTACAACAGTTGGAGCATTAAATGCAGGAAGTATTACTTCAGGCTTCGGTGCTATTGACAATGGTTCATCTGCTATTACTACAACAGGCACAGTAACCTATGGTTCACTAAGCGATGGTACAATAACCATTACAGCATTTGTTGATGAAGATGATATGTCTTCTGATAGTGCTACATTAGTACCTACACAACAATCTGTTAAGGCTTATGTAGACTCACAAGTAGCTACAGCTAATGAACTATCAGAACTTACAGATGTTAATATTACGACACCTGCTGATGCTTCATTATTGTTTTATGATACTGCTACATCTAAATGGATTGATAATGTAGTCAGTGGTGATATTACAATTGCTGATACTGGTGTTGCAACTATACAAGCTAACTCAGTTGCTTTAGGTACAGACACAACTGGAGACTACGTAGGTACAGTTACAGCCGGTACAGGTTTAACATCTACTGGAGCAACTTCAGGTGAAGGTATTGCACACTCACTTTCTGTTGATGCTTCACAAACTCAGATTACTGCTGTAGGTACATTAACTACAGGAACATGGAATGCTACTTCAATTGCAGATGCTTACGTAGATAATAATCTAACTATTTCAGGTGGTACTGTTGATAATTCAGTTATTGGTGGTACAACTCCTGCTGCAGGTACATTTACTACATTAACAGCTAATACATCTATTACAGGTACATTAGCTACAGCAGCACAGACTAACGTAACTTCAGTAGGTACATTAAGTTCTTTAACAGTTTCAGGTGACGTTACAGTAGATACTTCTACACTTAAAGTAGACTCTACAAACAATAGAGTAGGTATTGGTAATGCAACTCCAGATGTTAGTTTAGACATTGGTTCTTTAACAGATGCTATACACGTTCCTGTTGGAACTACAGCACAAAGACCGGGAAGTCCTGCTGCAGGTTACTTCAGATACAATACAACAACCGGTAAGTTTGAAGGCTACACAGATGAATGGGGAAGTATCGGTGGTGGTTCAGGCACAAACATGGATACCAACATCTACACAGGTGATGGTTCTACAACAGCCTTTACATTAAGCACAGGTGCAGACGATGAGAATAATCTTATGGTCTTTATTGATGGTGTATTCCAAGCTCAGAATGTTTACTCAGTTTCAGGAACTACATTAACCTTTGCAACTGCTCCGGCTAGTGGCAGAGTTATAACAGTCTATCACAGCACAACAACTGTTGGTGGTTCTAACAACTCAATAGCTACAATGACTGGTGATGGTAGTGATACAACATTAACACTATCGGTTGCACCAGTACATGAGAACAACGTACAAGTTTATTTTGATGGTGTTTATCAAAGCAAATCAAACTATAGTATATCTGGTACAACTCTTACATTTTCTACAGCACCTCCAAGTGGTGTAGCTGTAGAAGCTATTACAGCAACTACAACTTCAAGCACAACAGCTAACTTGTTGTTGGATGCGGACAGTGATACAAAGATACAAGTAGAAGAAAGCTCTGACGAAGATAAGATACGTTTTGATACTGGTGGTACTGAACGTATGATTATTGATAACTCTGGAAAAGTAGGCATAGGAACTACGAGTCCTTTAGATGCCTTACATATATCAAGTGCAGTATCAAGTGACTATAGAGGTAATCTTTTCTTAGATGATAGCACTACAGGTTTTGCAGCAGGTGTTGGTGGTCAAATAACTTTTGGTGCTGAATATAGAAGTAACGGAGACCATACAGAATGGGCAGCAATACAAGGAGCTAAAGCAAACTCTACAGATGCTAACTATGCAGGTACATTAGAATTTAAGACTAGAGCTAATGGCGGAGCATTACAAACTAAAATGGTTCTTGATGACTCTGGAAACGTAGGTATAGGAACTACGAGTCCTTCAACTAAGCTAGAAGTTACAGATGCTAATGGTGTTGGTTTAAGGTTTGGAGATGTTGCATCTACGCCTAGTTCTCAAACAGCAGGTTATATTGGTATGTCAACAAGTGCATACTCAGGCAACAATGGTGATTTAGTATTGATACCTAGAACAAGTGTTGCATCTAAAATACTTTTAATGGAAGGAAACGTAGGTATAGGAACGAGTAGTCCTGCAGAAAAGTTACATGTAAATTCAGGTACAGGCAATGTTCCTGCACTATTTCAAAGTTCAGATGCTTTAGCATTAATTACATTTAAAGATAATAATACAAGCACAGATGTTGGTGTTGGTGCATTAGGTAATGACCAAGTGTTCTATGCTGGTTCTGAAAGAATGCGTATTACTAGCGAAGGTAGGCTCTGCCTTGGATTTACTGCAAAACAGGAAGATGCTTTTTTAAGTAT